TGTACCTAAACTAGATCCCCTTTATTCTCATATCTCTTTTGTTTATGATAAAATTTTTGGTGGTATTGAAAAGGCATATACTCATTACTCAAAAGAGTTATACCCTCATGCATCTCAAAATATTAAGTCAACAGAAGGTCTGTTGAGTGTTTTAAAATATGGAACTACGGGATATTTGCCAGAACATCAAGATCAAGGTGTTAGTAGTAGAGTTTTGTCTACAGTTGCCTATTTAAATGACAGTTATGTTGGTGGAGAAATTTATTTTCCACAAATAGATGTTGAAATTAAACCAGAGGCTGGAAGCATTATATTTTTCCCATCAAATTTTGTTTTTACTCACACGGTAAAACCTATTGAAAAAGGTTTTAGGTATGCAATACCTCAGTGGTATCATAGTTTAAAAAAACCACGGATGTCGACTGGAGAAGTGTAATGCCTGCTTATGAATATGATTGCATGCCGTGTGGAGAAAGATATGTAAAAGTTCGGGCAATGTCAGAAACAGATCCAGGATATAAATGTGATAAATGCAACCAATCTCTTGTTCGTGTTTACTCTAGTATTGGAGTAACATTTAACGGGAATGGATTTTATAGAACAGACAACAGAAAATAATTGCTTGACAATGTTTTAATACTATAGTATAATTAACGTATGGACTCTTTAACTTTAAATACAAATTCTGAGGCAGAACTTAATTCTACGCATAGGTGTGACCAGTGTGGGGCAAGAGCGTTAGTTCTAGTAAAAGGAAAAGTTGCAGACTTAATGTTTTGCTCCCATCATTATAATAAGATCATGGATAATGCTATTGGTTATGATAAAATGATGAAATTTGCTATTGAAATTTTAGACAAAAGGTATGTGCTTGAGACAAAAGAAGATTTAGAAGAAGCAATAAAAAGATAATGAACAAAAACAATGATGAGATTGTCAAAGAAATGATAGAGGCTGGAGCGCTTGAACTTGAAGGAATAGATGCAGAAAGTGGAGAATTTTTATATAAAATTACAGATAAAATGAAAGATATAAATAAAGCCCTTTATGACGAACACTTAAATATGATTTATGCAGACACAATGTATTTTTGGGAAAGAGGATTTTTAGATATTAGTGATTTTAGTAGTTCAAACCCAATGATTTCTCTTACCTCTAAGGCTTTTGATGTCCAAGCCATATCGGAATTATCGCTAGAAAAAGCAGAACTTTTTATTAAAATAAGAAATGCTTTAAAAAAAAGTAAAAGATAATACAGTATTAATGTGTTTATTTTAAAAAGAAACAATTATGTATAAATTTATTGAAAACGTTTTTTCAAAAACAGAAATTGATTATTTAAAAGATATTGTTAAAGAAAAAGAAACTATAAAACTTTACAATATTCGCCCAGATACTGGAAGACTTGCTATTGACCTGGGCTTAATAAAACCAGAAATAATTGCCAAGGTGCAAGGAATTATTCAAAATATTTATGGCAAAGATTATAAAATTAAAGATGTTGGATTTCAAAGATACAAATTAGAGTATGGCTTTCCAAATTTACGGCCACATGTAGATGATCAACAATGTCAGGTTGTATTTGACTATCAGGTTGAGTCAAATAAAAAATGGGATGTTGTTGTTGAGGGGAATTCTATAGGGTTAAATGATAACGATGCTGTTGTTTTTGAAGGAGAAATAGATGTTCATTGGAGAAATCCAGTGCATTTTAAATTAAATGAGTATGTATCAATGATTAATTTTAATGCCGTTAATCGGGATCATTGGAGCAATTTTACAAAAACAGACCCCATCAGTCCAGAAAAAAGACAAGATATGATGATAAAGATCAAAGACAAATGGGAAAATCATTATCCTTTTTAAGTTTTAAGACTTTAAGCAGCGTACTAACTCTAAATTAATGATATACTGTAATTATGTCAAATCTTAAAGAAGGCGACTTTGTTATGGGATCAACATCCGAAGGAACTATTCACGGAGTTATAGAGCATATTATGATTGAGGGTGGAGTTTATGGAGTTCCTGGAACAGAGTATGCTATACAATCAATGCCGCCAGAAAATCCAGCCATGGCCGTTAGAGTTTACAAAAAAGAAAGCGGGGTGTGGAAGCCAACAGCGTATAGTATTGGTATGATGTACAAAGATGCACAAATTGTAGATATAAATAATCCTGGCATGAGTGATGATTCAGAAGAAGATGATATGGAAGAAATGGATAAGTTTGATGGTTGCTGCCCAGAAGAAGATATTAAAAAGAAAGCGCCATGTTGGAAAGGATATGTCCAGCGTGGGATGAAGCCAGGAAAAAATGGAAAACCAGTTCCCAATTGTGTTCCTGTTGCTAAAGCACTTTTTAGTGAATTTGGAAAAGACTATACAAAATCTAAAACTACTAGATATACATTGGAAGAATAGATTATGTCTTCTGGTAAATATAATAGACACGATGGTTTTAATCCTGTTCAAATCAAAGATGGAAAAGTTGTTAGACTTCGTAAAGATGGAACAATCAAGGCAGTATTAGGAGAAATGGGCAAAGATGGCAAAGCAAAAAAACCTCGAATCAACTAAAAAAACTTTAATAAAAACACTTGGTAGAAAAATCAAATAATATGTCTCAAATTACCAAAGAATCTATAATCTTTGCTAAAAAAAATAACAAAGTTTTATTATGTCCAAATTTTTGGGAACAAGTTCCTAGTTGGTCAGATGTTTTTGATATTTTTAAGTTAGCAAATAAAAAAAATAGCGTTCATTTTAATTCTTTTGGCACCTGTACTATTGATAAATCAGAACAATATTCAGATATTTTTGATAATTTTATAGATAAACTTTCTTTGATTCACCCTGGAAAAAAAATAGCAGTTTTTTCAATTATTCATTTTATAACTAAACATGATAATACTATTAAAGACGAAATAGCCAAAATTTTTAAAGAAGATTTTATTAATACAAACCCACACCCTATGCCAAACCCCTTACCTCCAAAAGAAGCATTCGCTGCCACAATTCACTCTGATGCCGTTGATGGATTTTTTACTCAATTTTCAGGATCAACCTTATGGAGAATATATGATAACAATAATTTAGAGCAAGAACATCACATGTTAAACTCTGGTGATCTTATTTTTATTCCAAAAAACCTAAAGCATAGCGTAGAATCTTTGTGCCCAAGAAATGCAATATCGATATCATTTTCTGACTAAATGATATACTAGTAGTATTATGGAATACGCTGTGGTTGTGGGCTTGACATCTATTGTCTTTTGCTTTATAATATATGTAAGGGTTAAAATTAATAAGATTCTAACAAAAGACAAAACTTTTGGGGGAATTAGGCATAGACAAAGCACTTTGCATAATGCCGTTAAACTAATTTTACCAACTAATGAAGACATAATTAAAAACATAATTATGAACAAGGAGAGGTCACCACAAACAAAGCAGTCTAATCAAAAGTACAATCCAGAACGTATTAAAGTTGTTGTTATTAGCAACAAAGCCTATTGGATTCAAGACAATAAGTTTTATGAAACAACAGTAACTGATAGTGGAGAAATAGATCAATCACTAGCAAAACCAGTTAATACAGATAATATGGACACAGGAGAAATTGATAAATTGATGAAAATTGTTGATGACTTAAGGAGCATAGAAGACAATGATGGTAGTGATACAGGGAACTAACGAGTTTAAAGAGTACTCGGTTTTTTTGCGTGCCATGGGGGTTGTTTTATCTAACATGAAGCCAGAAGACAAAGAGTTAGCCCTTTACGTTGTAGGATCTAGAAATAGCAAAATACAAGAATTTGCTATGGAGTTTTGCAATCTTTCTGAAAGGGGAATGAAAGGAAGAGGCAAAAAGATTCAGATGCATCAAACAACAGATTCTTGGGTTAGTACATATTTGTCACAAATGAATTATTTTGCATTTTTTAGCAACACAAGACAACCAATATCGGTATTGGCAAAAAAAGCCAAAGACCAAGGAGTAGAACTGGGAACATTCCAGTACTAAAGGAGAGATATGTTAATTAAAAAACTAGAAGAAGCCGAACAAATTGTTAAATCTAATAAAGATTTAAGATGGTTTGGCTGGGATATAATTTCAAGAGAAATTACAATTAATGGATTTAGTCACAAGTCTGGATCATTTCTTAATAATCGTTGGGGCATTGATAGGCGCTATCCAATAACAGAAAAAGGTTGGTACTTGCCAAACAATTTAGGAGCAAAAAAATGATAAATTACCAACCGTATCAAAACTATTTTGATGTTTTAGGAAAAAATAAAGATAACATTGTCATAATTAATAATTTTATTAATGATGAAGATTTGTTAGCCATTAATAATTATCTTGATTTGTACAAAGATAATGATGAGTTTATAGGTGGAAAAGATTTAAGACAAGAAAAGGTCAAAGAAGAAAATCCCGCAGTTGCAGAAATTCTTGATAAATATGAGAAAAAAATATATGAAAAAGTTTACGAACTTTTTACTGAAAAATATCAAATTCCTGTTATTAGAAAGCCAGTTAATCCTACACATTTTGTTAAGTGGGTTCCTGGAATGAACTCTAAACTGCATTGTGATTGTGAAAAACCAGATGGAACTCCAGCGCTTGCTGCAGATTTTTACACTTATAATGTGTCAGTTTTGATGTACCCAAATGATGAATATGTTGGAGGAGAAATTACTTTTCCAGACTATGATTTAACTTTAAAGCCAAAACCAGGAGACATGATTCTTTTTCCAGGAAACAATTCATATAAGCATACCGTACAAACAGTAGAAAGTGGAAGAAGGTACACTATGCCTTCTTGGTATAGTTTTGATGTTAACGAGCCAGTAAGTAAACAAAATAAAGAATATTCATATAAAGATTCTGTTCAACTTTGGGAAGGCTTACCAGATTTTGATAAGATAGATCCACTTGGAATTGAGACTAGAGAAAATTATAATGAAAGATTATAAATGGAAAGACTCTGCTTTATGTTTAGGGCAGCCCACTTCTGCTTTTTTGGAACAATACGAAGAAGGCAGTTTGGATTATAAATTGTCCAGTATTAAAAAAATGCTTTGCCGTTGGAGTATCTGGAAAGGAATATGGTCTTTGGGGTGGAATATATTTAGAAGAAGGGGAGCCGTCAAAAGAGTTTAATTCTCACAAAACAAAAGAAAAATGGTCGACTCACTGGAAAGCATTAACAATGGATAAAGAGTTATAGTGTATACAGACAGTATGCGTAGAGCCTTTAGGTCTATCAGAGCCCCTAAAAATTTTAGTGTTGATCTTGTAGACAATGAACATTTTTTAGTTGTTCGAGCAGACGAAGTGGCTTTTGTAAAATTAGGACATGATGATAAAATAGAAGCAGTTCAATATATGATAAAAGTTAAAAAAGCATTAGAAGAAAATGGGGCCATTGTTTTATTAACTAGAAAAGCCATAAAATAATATGGAATACTTTATTAATAATGTGCCAGTCGGGGTAGATCCAAAAAACTTTATCAGAGATGAAAAATATACGAATAACTCTTTTAATCTTGGTAAAAATGCAATATACACAATAAATAATTTCTTATCTACAGATATTTGTAAATACTTAGTTTTAGAAACAAACAAAATAAAAAAAGAAAACAATGGCTTATTTTGGGATGATTCTATTTACAGTAATAAAATTATAGCAGATACCATTCTAAATATTATTCCTGATATTAAAGATAGGGTAGAAAAGTTATACAAAATAAAAGTAAAACCTAAAATTGATCCACATGTTATGAAGTGGGAAACAGATACATCTATGGATATTCATGTAGATGATTTATCTTATAAAACATCTAAGAATCACATATCAACAATAATATATTTAAATAAAGGGTATAAAGGTGGTGAAATATTTTTTTCACAACAGAATTTATCTGTTAGTCCCAAAGTAGGAGATTTGTTAATTTTTCCAGGTAATTTAAATTATCCTCACGAAGTAAAAAAAATTACAACTGGGGCTAGATATACTTTGCCAACTTGGTTTAAATATGTATGATATTATATAAGACTGGAGATTAAATATGATTGATTTAAATGGAGGACCAAAACATATTTGTGTTTGTGGGTCAAAAATATGGGATATACAAATAATGTTTGAAAATGGCGGGATTGCTTTATATTTTTTAGACATGAAATGTTCACAATGTGGAACTCTGTCTTCTCCACCAACAAAACTAGATGGAGGAACTTTATAAATGCCAAGAATGCCAATTGATCATATATCAAGTGATGATTTTATTTTACCAAATGATCAAATAGATTGTGCTTATTTGATTGATCAAAATCAACTCAATCTTGCAAAAATATATTCATCTAGAGAAGAATATGTAAAAACTCTTCCAACTGGTTTAAAATACATGGAAGTTGGCGTGGCATGGGGATATTATGCTGATTTAGTGGCTAAACAAAAAAATCCACAATGCATACACATAGTGGACTGGTTTAATCAAGATCTAAAATGTTGGTCTTGGAGAAAATTTGGAGAGTGTCAATGTGGAGGAGAAAAACATGAACTATTGTTTACTTCAGAAACACACGAAAAATACATAATTGATAAGTTTAGTAAATATAACAATTTAAAAACTTTCAAAGGAGAATGCAAAGAAATTTTAAAAAATATTCCACATAAATATGACTATATATATTTAGATATAACCAATGACAGAAAAGATATAAGGCCCACACTTCAGTTGGCATCTTTGTTGATTGAAAAAGATGGAATCATTGGACTTAACGACTACCTAATATACGATGGAATAATTGAAGATAAGCCTTACGCCACATTTCAAGTAGTAAATGAATTTTTACGCTATAATAGTAATTGGAGTGTTGATGCTATTGCACTTCATGCTTTAGGGTTTTATGATATATATATAAAAAAGGACTATTAATGATAAGTAACAATGTTCCTCCACACGTCTTATTTGATCCCGTGGCAAAAGACTATATGTTAGTTGATCCAGACAATATTTTTATGGACCTATTTAACGATGAACTCGATACAACTTGGATGATTAACAATGAACAGAGAACGTTTAGTATCATAAGACCAGAAGAAGATAAGTGTGCTGATGATGGCTCAGTAATATACAATTATAACAAACAAAAATTTAGGTGTGATGACTTTACTAATGTTCATGATGGAAAACATATTCTTTTTTCTGGATGCTCAGAGACAGAAGGTGTAGGAGGAAATATAGAAGACGCTTGGTCTAAAATATTATATGATATTTTATCTAAAGAAGAAAAATGTTCTGGATTTTTTAATTTATCAAGATCTGGTTGGGGTTGGGCAAGAATTATAACAAATGCTTTGGTTTATTTTAAAAATTATGGATACCCAGATACCTATTTTATTATGTTACCAAATCATCAGAGAAAATTTCTTTATTCTGGCGGCATTCATCCGTGGGTACATTGGCAAAAATATCCAAAATCTTATAAAATGAAAGATCCCAACAAATCAGGAGAGCCTGATTTAGGAACAGATCCCAAAGAATATTTAGAAGATTTTGTTTATTTTTTAATATCTTGGAAAATATTTACCGATTTATGTATAACAAACAATGTCAAAATCATATTTTCTTCATGGGATGGTATAGATAAAGAAAATATGTCTAGAATATCAATATTTGATAATTTTATTAATATTAAAAGTAAAGACATTGAAGATTATGCTAAAATATATTATAAAAACAACAGTATATGCAAAGACGATTACAAGAAAAGAGATGGTCACGCTGGCAGGGTTATTCATAATTTTTGGGCTAATGAATTTTATAAAACATATAAAGAGTTGAACAAATAATATGATAAATAAAATAAAAAAATATATTAAACTTAAGATGCAAATAAGAAAAATAAAAAAACAAATAAATAATCCAAGACCTTTTATTTACTAATATTGACAAGCCTCTGGTTTATCTGTATACTTTATATATGATAAAAATAAAAGTAGCCATAATTGCCTTGCTAATTTCTGGCACTTCTTCGGCAAGTGCCATGGAAAATGCCCCAGATGCACTAAATGATGGAAGAACAGTTCCTCTTATAATTCAAGGAAGTGGAAAAAATTGTACTGGCTTTTTATATTCTGAAAGAATTGTTTTAACTGCAGGGCACTGTGTAATTGATCGACAGACTCAAAAAATGTGGCCACAACATTATGTTGGAATGCCAGGTTTGCCATACCTACCAAATTCTTTAGAATATGAAATGATTCCTGTTGAAAAAATATTCTCAACCTTTAAAATTAAACAAGAAAAAGATTATTCTGATACCAATGATTTTGCTGTTTTAGTTTTAAAAAATAAAATATTAGTACCTGGAAAAGCATACATTGCCACAAAAAAAGAAGTTGATGATTATATAAAAAATAAAAGCATGGTCACAACAATTGGCTATGGGCGACAAAGTAAAGAGCATCAACACAACGATTTTACTATACCAAAATATGCACAGTTTCCATTAGCCTCAGATGAAGCAGTTAATAGCACAATATCTGAAGTATATAATCATGGAGGAGTTGGATATTATGGAATGAAAATTCATGTACTTCAAATTCCTGC